CCGCACCGCCATCTGGTGCAGAGTCGCTGGAATCATCTGACTCTTCTGACTCATCACTGTCTGACTCAGCGTTGGTCTCAGGCTCCTGCTGCTGTTCTTCCCAAAGCTCAGCGTAAACCTCATCGACCAGATGATCGCGGCCATACTTATCGCTGAACAGGCCGCACTCAATCGGCTCCAGCCCGTGCGCAATCAGGTCAGCGTTGATGACATAGTCGGCAGCGCAGTTGTAGGTCTTGTGATCAAACGGAATGCGCTCGCCGTTAACGATCCTGAAGAAACCTCGCTTGCGAAATGCTTTGCCGCGCTGGGGGTGACGCAGGATCATGTGGCCGACCTCATGACCGAGCAGAAAGGCTCGCTGTGAGTCGCTTGGCAGGCCGTTGAAAAAGTCAGGATTGACGTAAATGTAAACGCCGTCAGTCGCTGCTGTTGATATCTGGCGAGTCCAGATAACTTCATGCATGACTACAAAGCGCCAGTAAACCCGCGCCTTGGCTGACAGGATGATCATCGCTGCTGCGAATGATTTGCTCTCTGACATCTCAGGAGCAGCGTTAGTAAAGTGTTGCTTGGCTTGCATAGGATTAGCCCTCGATTTGTTCAGCAAGTTGAATGAGGTCATTGTGAGACCGGATGAATTGATTAGCGGTGTCGCTGATCATGATCGCGCCAAGGCGCTGTGACTTGTTAAGCAGTCGCACACCAAGCTGGACTTGCAAGTCAGGGCGCAGTCGCATGATGTACTGAATCGCTGCATCTGCTGACTGCTCATCAACAGCGATTTGAAGCGCCAGCGTACCGGCGATGTTCTGGTAGCCAGTCTGATTCGGAACCATTGCTGTCTCAGGGTTGCTGAGAATGTCATCAGCAGTTGGAATCTCGCCCTCGCAGTCAAGGTGATCAGCGATCACCTGAGCCGCGCTCTCGCCAATGACTGAGGCGACCAGACCCTCCATGCTGCGATCAAGCTTAGTGCGGCCAGTGCGCTGCATGTAGGTGCTGATGAGCCTGCTGACGTTAGTCAGGCCGCGAAATGAATTGTAAGCGCCGTCGATTGGTACGCTGTCAGCGAAAAATCCATCGCAGGCATGATCACGCGCTACGTCAATGACCACTGGCAGGAGTCCTGCTGGCTCAGCGTATCCGCGAATCCAGACACCGACCGTAGTGTCGTTGTAACCCTCAAGCTCGAATATTGCGACACGGTTGCGCAAGTGGCCAAGTGCTGGCCTTGCTCCTGACTTGTCTTGCTGGCGGTTGCCAGTGCCGACAACGAAAATGCCATCGCCCAGATCATGACCGCCAAGGGTGTTGGTGTTGCGATCAAGCAAGTCGCTGAGCGTTTTCTGCACGTCCTGATTAGCCTGCATGATCTCATCAAGCACCAGCACGATGTGCGAATAGCCCTGATCGCGTAGGTCTCTGATCTGACGCAGCAGATCAGGGATACTGGCAACGGTCTGCAACTCGCCGTCTGCATTTTTGCTAGGCATCATCAGCCCAGCGAACTCAGCAGCATCACGGTCAGCGCAGCGATAGACCAGAGTCGCGACCTTGTCGATACCGACACCGTTGGTCTCAGCCCATAGCTCAGGAACCTGATGCGTCATGATGTAGGTCTTGCCCGTACCAGCAGCGCCGACAACGATTGCCGACATTGAGCCTTGATAGCCTGACTCGGTCTGAGTCGCCATCAGAATAGGCAGATGATTGTTGAGAAGTTCTGATGTAGTGGTAGTGATGTTGAAATTAGACATAATAAAAATACCTTTGGTTTCATAGAGTTAAGTTAGATGAGATCGGCTGTGATCTCGGGAAGTATTACTCCTGACGTGTCAGGGACAGTGGCCACTGGTGCAGCCTTGGCCATGCGCTTGAGGTTCTTGACAGCATTCTCTGCTGCTGACTTGGCCGCAAGCTTTTTGCCTGCATTGTCTCGCCATTGATCCTTGTCTGTGACGTTGGCGATACCGTCTGCCATGCCTTTGGCGATTGCCTTGATGCGCGGGTCATTGTCATACCCGCTGCTGATCTCGGCCAGCTTGACCGCCTCCTGCTTGACGTTTTCGATAATCGAGTTGCTCAGTCGCTTGCCATCAGTCAACTGCTTGAGCGCGGTCTCACAAGCGTCCAGAGACGTTTTGATTTGATCCTGCTTGGCACCCTCAAGCTGCGCAGCAATCGCGGCATTGGACTGCTCGACAATTTTAGCCATGACGCTGGCCGGTACATTGAAGCTTGCCTGCTGAGCCTCGCTGAACACTGGCAGAGGCTTAGGGTCACTGATCTCGATTGCGAACTTCCTGCGCACCTCCTGAGCAGTCGGGAATAAACGCTCAGCCTCAGACCGCCAAGCACCGAAATCATTGTCTAGCGCCTGCGAGCGGTACTGATCGTAATTTGCTAGGAACTGCGTCAGCGACTCGAAAGCGGTTGCCTGTAATTCCTGAAGCTTGCCGATGACCTTTGGATATCTGCTGACGTGCAGCATCTTATCGCCGCGCCGCTGGCCGTCATCTTTGGCCATGGCATACGGTATCGACTTGCTGTTGAGGTAGGTTCTCGGTCTGCGAAAATGGCGATTCACTTCCTGCAAGTTGCTGTGAAAATCGCCCAGCAGCCTGCTTGTCATTTCAACGCCGCGAGGGTTCGCGCCAGCTTTGATTGCTGCTTTTTCAGCAGCAGCACTTAGCTTGCCTTTGCCATCCCAGAAGGACACTTTGACGCTGACCAAAACGAAATTGTTTGCCGCGATTTTGACTGCATCGCTGACTGACTGCGTCTGCATTTCCTGCGTTAGTGGAGTATGTGCTTGCATAATTGCCTCTGTTTCATAGTGATTTGTTTGTGTTGCTGATGCTAATTGTAACAAGTCTATAAGACCCGTGTCACACGATCCTGAGCAGCGGATGAATATCCTTGCCATCCCAGTACAGGCCATCTTCTCTCAGGCATTCGAGAGCCTCTCTTTTAGTCTGAAATCCGCAGCAATCGCCGCCGCAGAAATCAACACCTTGCCCGCCTTCGAGATCGGTGGGGTATATCTTTGGGGTGCAGATTCTCCACTGATACCGCGCTGGCGTATTGTGATAACAGCCTGCGTTGTAATTCTGAAGCTCGCACTGCATGACTGGCTTGACGTTTTCAGTATCGGTGACAACGCAGTGATAAGCGCCGAATCCAGCCTTTTTAACTGTTACTTGATATCTGCTCATTTGATCCTCTTTAGATGTGAGATTTCGGTCTGCTATGACCTCATCAGAGCGCCAGCATCAGGCGCTTATCTCTCCCTCTAAACCTCACGATGCTCTGTGAAGTTAACCCGTTGATTTGCTCACAGGAGAGCAGCCCGCAGGAGTCCGACTGTATACCTAGCCGTCAGGTTGGTTCCGAACCCGTCACTGGTGAGAGGCATCTGTGCGCGTCAACCGTGGGGCCAGTCCTAGCTGTTGGAACTCACGGCATCCATGCCGCCCCAAATACAATACAGGTTCCGTGCCAACTTTGTAACACGTTGATATGTAAGCAGTTATTTTTTAGCTGTCCACATGTCAGGAGTAAAATGTCCAAATGTGAGAAGTAAGGTAACAAAAAAGTGTTACTTTGCACTGTTTGCAAGTGTTACCGTGGACTTGACAAATGTAAGTTATTGATTCGTAACAAGTAAAAACACAGGGGTCACATGTCACATTATTACCTAAAGTAACACATTGCGTCAGATGTCCACTGTCGAAAAGTAATTAGTTTTTAATACCAGCGTTAGGGGTAAGTCTATCGTCCCGTCACGGGCCTCTCAGGCCGTCTGATGGCGTTTTCAGTGACTAGTCAGGAGTAGACGGGTATCATGCTCAGCATCACTAATTCAGAGGGTAAACAGATGGCAGATCAGAAGCTAACGTCCAAGCAGCGCAGGTTCTGCGAGTTGATTGCAGCAGGCAAGACTCAGGCTGATGCATACCGCGAAGCATACGACAGTACCGGTACCAGTCAGACCGTCAGGAATAGCGCTTCCAAGCTGATGCAGCAGGAGTACATCAGGAGTACGGTTGACCGTCTGGTGAAGCGTAGGGAGGACATTAATCTAGCTAGAGCCGTCTCCAGTCAGGAACTGGTGACCCGTACTCTGCGAGATCACATCACAGGGAAGATTGATCTGGAACCAACGCAAGTGCAATCGGTCAGCATTTTGGCAAAGGTCAGCGGAATGTATACCACTCGCATCGAGGATGTGACTGATCGTTCCAGTACAGACATCGAGGCAGACCTGAAACGTAAACTGTCAGAACTGGCACTTGTCAGCAGTGATGACTCTGATGATGACGTGTCAGGTGTAACACATTAGCCGTAAGGGGTCAGGTGTCACAGGTGCCACATGTCACTGTTTATTCATGAGGTGTCAGGTGTCACATTTTTACAGCGACCGTTTTTTATGACACCACCCCCCCCGACAGCGCAGTAGGTTACCGTAACGTATACATAGTAAAACGCTCAAACAAATAGCAGCTTTTGCATAACTGTCTTTTTTCACAAGTGATTTGTCACATGTCTCACCCTAATTACAAAACTAAATGCCAACGTGAATCGGCCTGAAAATTTTGTGCAAAAATTTGGGAAACGTACTGGTCGGAAAGGAAAGTGATTAGTCTGTTGTAACACTTGACATGTCCTCGTCAACAGGTAGACTCTGATATAATTATTATTACTGCGTCTGTGTAACACTGCTCGTGTATCTCCGAGAATCTCTTGATGAGATTCTGTGACCGTTTGATGTGATATAGCTGAGCAGTAATACACTGTAGGGATTCTCTGTTGAAGATAGACCCTTCACTGCTTTCTACTGTCGATCAACTTCCGCCTGAACAACAACGAGAGATATTGGATTTACTCAATTCTCTTGAAGAGGCTAAGAAGAAGGAGGCGGCGCGGGATAACTTCATTGATTTTGTGAAGTACATCTGGCCAGCGTTTATCGAGGGTCGGCATCACAAGATCATGGCGGATGCCTTTGAGCGGATAGCGCGGGGCGATCTGAAGCGGCTCATAGTCAATATGCCGCCACGTCACACCAAATCAGAGTTTGCCTCTTATCTGCTCCCAGCATGGTTTCTGGGACAGTACCCTGAGAAAAAGATAATACAGACGGCTCATACTGCTGAGTTGTCAGTAGGATTCGGCAGGAAGGTTCGTAACCTCGTCGATGACGATGACTTCAAAAAGGTTTTCCCGAAGTTGGCATTGAGGGCCGACTCCAAAGCTGCGGGACGATGGAGTACCAACAAAGGTGGTGAATACTTTGCTATCGGTGTTGGTGGTGCTGTAACAGGTAAGGGCGCTGACCTGCTCATTATCGATGACCCCCATAGTGAGCAGGAGGGACAGAGCATTGACCCCTCTGTTTTCGACAAGACTTATGAATGGTACACATCCGGCCCTCGCCAACGTCTTCAGCCCGGAGGCGCAATAGTTATCGTCATGACGCGCTGGCATATGCGCGATCTGACCGGAAAGATCATCAAATCCTCCACACAGCGTGAAGGCACCGATGAATGGGAGATAATAGAGTTTCCGGCACTTATGCCGTCAGGCAACCCGCTGTGGCCTGAGTTCTGGAGTCTCAAGGAACTTGAGGCGCTCAAGAGCGAACTGCCACCTCCCAAGTGGAATGCCCAGTATCAGCAGTCCCCAACAGCAGAAGAGGGGGCGCTGGTCAAAAAAGAATGGTGGAAGATATGGGAGCATGATCACCCGCCACCGTGTGAGTTCGTCATCCAGTCATGGGATACGGCATTTCTTAAGACCCAAAGGGCAGACTACTCAGCCTGTACTACATGGGGCGTGTTCTACAGCCCTGATGACGAAGGCAGAACCAGACCGAACATAATCCTTCTGGACGCATACAAGGAGCGGCTGGAGTTCCCAGAACTCAAGAAAGTCGCCTACGAAATGTATATGGAAATGCGGCCAGATGCCTTTATCGTGGAAGCCAAGGCGGCGGGAACCCCGTTGATCTTTGAGCTACGCGCAATGGGTATACCCGTTTCTGAATACACCCCGACCCGTGGTAATGACAAGATCGCAAGAGTAAACGCTATTGCTGACTTGTTTGCATCAGGCGTGGTGTGGTGTCCTGAGACCCGATTTGCCGAGGAAGTGGTGGGAGAATTTGCCGCTTTTCCAGCAGGGGAACACGATGACCTTGTAGACTCATCGACTCAGGCACTACTAAGATTCCGACAGGGTGGCTTTCTAAGTCTGTACTCAGACGAAGAAGACGAACCCGTATACCAGAAGACAGCAGACTATTATTGATGCTTTCTGAAAAAGATCAGCAAAAGATCAAGAACGAGATACGGGCTTGGTCTAGGGAGCAGTTAGAGCCTCCCAATCCAGACTTTAACAACATCCCCGCCTGTCCTTACGCGAAGAAGGCATGGGATGACGATAAGGTAGATTTTGTCTTTAAGACAAAGCTTTACGATAACAGTGTGGCCTACAAGGTTCTTGAGAACTGGGACGACTCACGGGACTTGGTCATACTGGTTGATGTCAACTTCTTGGAAGAACCGGAAGATTTTCACGATAACATAGACTTTATCAACGAGAATATTTCCGAAGGGTTCTTCTTGGAAAGAGACTTCTGGGTAATGGGTTTTCATCCATACGATGACGCAAATGAGCTAATCGACGATGGAGACTTTGAGGGCGAGAGCGATATAGAGTACGCATTAGTATTCTTGCAGAGGCTGTCCAAATTAGAGGAAGCCTCAGAAAAGCTAGTCAATCAGGGTTACTACAAAACCTATTTCGATACCTATGACGTGCAGGAAATGTACGCCACTCGTAAAGAGTTCTACAGGAGACTTACCGATGAAGAAGAAGGGAATGCGCGGCGGGGGCATGGCTAAAAAGAAAGCGATGCGTGGTGGCGGAATGATGTCCGTCAAAAAGAAAGCCGGTATGCGTGGCGGTGGTATGGCGAAGAAGTCAGGCCCAGCCAAAAAGAAGATTATGAAAGGTGGTGGCATGGCTAAGAAAGCTGGCCCTGCCAAGAAAAAAGTCATGAAGAAAGGCGGTATGGCCAAAAAGGCTGGCCCCATGAAAGGCATGGCTATGGGTGGTCGAGGCAGCATGGACACCGGAAGTCGATCTGGCGGGTTGAGGGTATTGCCACGCGGAATGAAAATGCCACCCCAGCCTAAGATTAATATCGATCCCGCTGTAATGGCGAAAGCAAGACAAGAACTGAGTCGTAAGCCAATGGCTACAGGCGGCACGGCTAAGTCTGCAACTTCTGTGAGAATGAACAGGGGTGCGCCCAAGGTTAGAACTGTGAAGGCAAGAGGTCGCGGTGCTGCCACAAAAGGAACGCAATTCAGGGAAAACACTTAGTGGCTATTGAAAAGGCTTTCTACACCAACGGTGCTGCGTCAATCAGCCCCGACGAGATAGAGGTAGAGATCATTAACCCTGAAGAGGTTAATATCTCTGCCGATGGCATGGAAATCAGCATGGACTTTGATGCTGAGCCTCCAGTGTCTCATGGTGCCAATCTCGCAGAATACATGGATGAGAACGAGCTTATGACTCTTGGGAGTGAGCTTGTGGGCATGTATAACGCAGACAAAGAGAGCCGCTCAGATTGGGAGCAGTCCTATGTGAAAGGGCTTGACCT